ACCGTTAGAGTTAACAACTACTGGCGCACCGTTTGCTATCGAACCAGACGCTGTAGCAGAATAGCTTGGAGCGGCTGATGCTACCGCCGTATTGACATATGACGTAGTTGCGTAACCAGCGCCGTTGCTTAACTGATTGTTATTGGTTATGTAATTAGCGTTAGTGGCACCTGTGTAACCTAAATTACCAAGGGTTAATGTGCGGGTGCCCATGCTGGTGATAACGCCGTCTGTGACAAAGATGTTGTCAATGATGGTGGAGCCAGACGTGTTAATGTCGCTGTCTGTGCCAATAACGGTGTTGTAAGTGCCTGATGCCTGCTTTCCGTTTAACGCAGTCTGTAAGCGATCTATGTTTGAAATAACGTGGTTGTGGCTGTCATCAGCTACTGTGACTGAAAGCGTAGCATTGCCGAGGTTTGTAAATGTAGCACTACCAGACGCATCACCAGAAAGCGTCAATGTAGGGTCAGCCGTGGCTGTGGTAGCAATGCTAATATTACCAGAGCCATCAAAGTTAGCATTACCCGTTACAGCGCCAGTGACAGCAATATTACGTGCGGTCTCAAGGGCTGTAGCTGTAGCTGCATTACCTGTAGTATCTGCTGCAATAGTAGAGTCAAGGTTAAACGTAGTGCCACTTAAAGTTATATCTGTGCCAGCATTATATACAGCAGTAGAAGCTACCTGTGTAAATGTAATATTAGTTGTACCGAAGGTAATAGTACCCTCAGTGTTCATCACGTATAGTTCACCTGCACCTGCAGCACCTTCTAGTACGAAGAATGCGTCACCCTTACCAAACGAGTTAGGGTCAGATGGGGCATAGCTATCTGTGTCAGTAGAACGAGTTAGTACCCAGTTAGTGCTTGCAGAACCTGTATTTGTTACAGTGTATACACCGTTCTGTGTAGCGTCTGTTTGTTCATACACAAGTACACGATCAGCAGTGCTTAGTGTAACACCATCAATGACTAATGCAGCTTGTGTGCTGTTATTAGTAAGTGTAGCGCCTACACCTGCAGTACCGTTGTTATAAGTAGCAGAAAGGTTACCCTCTTGCTCAACACGTACTGGATCATGGTAGTGCAAACCTGCTGCAGCAATAGTATCAACGTACTGTTTTGTCGCAGCTTGTAATGCTGTTTGAGGATCACGAGATAAGTCTAGGTCACCATTAGCATTAAAGAATGCAGCTTTACCTGCAGGTTGTGAAATAAATACTTCTGTCTGTGCCGTAAGGTTAACAGCACTACCTGAATTAGAACTTGCTAAAACGGTAGTACGGGCAAGGAGTGATGAACCTTCTGTCCATGTTCCAAGCCCGACTTCCCAGTTATTAGTGCTAGGCTCTAGTAAAGCATAATACGTAGTATCGCCATCAGACAGAGCAGCAGCAAAAGTCTGAAAGCCATCTATAGTACCATTAAGGGTAAGTGTACCCGTACCAGTAGTAGTGGTTGTTTGTTTTACTCTGTCTTTAATTACTAGAGCCATAGTTTATGCTCCTATTAAGCGATACGGATGATAGCGTTTGAAGCGTCTGCAGCAGGGAACTGAATAGTGTAGTCACCATTTGTAGATGTCTTAGTACCATTAAAGTCAATTACTGCAATAGCTGCATTAGAAGCAGAAGCATTATAGATAATACAACCATCTGCTGAGATAGTAGAAGAAGTAAATACTTCATCTGCAATATCTACTATTGCTGTTGTACCGTCTGTTGAGATAGTCACACTGTCTAAAACCTGACCACCTGCAGTGTAACCTGTACCTGTAGCTTCGTCAGAGTTACCTGTTACGTCAGAGTAGTTGGTTGTAGCAGTGCCGTATGTTCCTGTGGGTGTAGCTTTAATTAATGCCAGTTTAATTGAATGAGTATCCAAATCATGAGTACCACCCAAAAGTTCTGATTTAAAGCTCGTACACATTGCTGTTGTGATAGCCATTATTGGAGTCCTTTTTAAATGAGCATAAAGGGGCCACTATAAAAGCAGCCCCTTGATTTGCTTTAATTATGCGAGTGTGTCACGGTCAACTTCTGCTGCGCCACGAGTTGCCTCGTTAACGTCAACAACAATTGCCCACACACGTGCAGTAGATGCTGCAGGCGAACCAGAAATAGCAGCAACAGCATCAATTGTATCTGATGCCGCAACAACTGCTTGCGTCTGAGTGCCATACACAAATGTACCTGCAGTAGCCGCATCTACAGATGTAGCTGCCATAAAGGTTGTAGTGTCATCAGCAACAGCAACAGTATAAGAAGTTACATCGTCAACTGCATCAATCAGTTCAACACCCGCTGCAATAACAAGCGTACCTGCTCCTACAGTTGGTCCTGCGACTGTACCTGATGCTGTTGGAAGTTCAATTTCCTTCTCAACCATATATGCTTTTGACAATAAAGAAGTAGCTTTACCCATAATGTAATCCTCCTTTAAGCCAAGTTATATGCAGCGGTAACGATAGCTTCTGGGCGAAGAATCTTGCGCCCATATAGATGCATACCACGAACAATATCTGCAAATGAGTCAGGGTCACGATATGTTTCAGTTTTGTTGATCTGCTCTGCAGTTGCAACGGCTGAATCATGTCCTGCGACAATGACACCAAAGTTAGAGGCGTTAACACCACCAACTGTTGAAGAACCTGTACCAAGTGATGGTAGGTTGTTTGAAGTGTAAACACGGAAACCATGAAGGTTACTTACCGCCAAACCATTCTGCAAACCAGAACCACCGAAGTCAGCATTCAACAGGCGTGAATCTTCGTCTTTCAAGACTTCCATGAATACTGGGTCCACAACGATCCAACGACCTTGTGTATCAACATTCTGTTGGTCCATCAAACGAGACATACGTGCAAGAATCTGCAATGGGAATGCATTACCTGCAGTACCCGATTTTGCAGCGGTAGCACCACCTGCACGAGGCTCAATACCAATAGAGTTATTGGCTGCACCTGCAGTTCCTGATGTGTTTGTGAAGTCGGATGCGTCTAGTGACATAGATGCCAATAGTTCTGCACCAACCAAGTTAGCACCATCAGAAGCGGTACTAATAGCTTTTGTACCATTTACAGATGTATTAACTGCGCTTGCATTTGCATGAAGTGCAGCTTGAGAAAAACCAGACAGATAGCCAAGAACTTCTTGGTCCATTTGGTCAGCCAAACGATATGCAGCACGATCACTTGCAAGACTTTGGAAATTGACGTGGCTATGAGCCTCCTCAATATCATCCACTTTAAAAGCAAAATAGTTAGCTTTATCAATGGTTAACGAGAAATCTTCGTCGTCTAAGTCTTGTGGTGTGATTTGTGTACCACGGTCGTATTGTTTTACAGTGATCTCAGGTTCTTTAATAATTTTAACTGAGTCACCCATGTTAGCAATCTCTCCGAAATAATCAGAGTTTGTGACTGCCTCAACAACAGATGCGTTGCGGAATGCAAGTTGCACCTGTTTGGAATAGATTACTGGTGAAAAGTTACCGTTAGGTAAGTTACCGTAACCTGATGCTGTTGAAAATGCCATAACATTATCTCCTTTAGCATAACAGATGCTAAACACACAGATACTTATATAGGAGGCTAATCGTTTATGGGTGCATATGATTTAAAAATCACAATGATCAGTCATGATCTTTATGTCATATGGGCCATACGTATTAGGTAATCCGTAAGGACTGTTGTTTGCGTGGGGAATATAAGTAGTACAGGTGTCCATATCTGGGGCCGTACTACTTATTGTACATATAGTTATAACATATATAACTACATTGTCAATACTTTTTACCTAGCAGAACCAGATAAATCGTAAATAAAGTTACCAGCACGAATAGATTCCATAATTACATCTGCATTACGTTCATATTCTTGTGGTGACATTTTTTGTACCTCAGACTCTCTTATGGCATTTCCCATGCCATCTGTTTGAGGTTTACTGCGTTGGTTCCGTGTACCCACAGAACGTGCAGCATCTTTTGATGTAGCTTTAGTTTTCTTAATGCCACGATCACCTTTATAAAGATCAATTGCACGAGCGGCTGAACGTGCGTCATTGTCATTTTCATACAATGCATCTTGTACCCATTTAGGTTGCTCGTCTGCCCACTCATGAAAATCATCACTATCACGAATGTCATTAAAGTCTGGGTGCAAGCGAAGGAGTTCTGCTTCAGCTTTTTCACGTGCTGCAGTTTCCCGCATTTCATCTACAACTTTTACACGATTTTCTAATTCTGCAGATTGTTCTTTTGCTTTTTTAATTGCAATTGTTTCAACAATAGCAGCTACATCTGGGTATCGTTTTGCCCAAGCTTCAATATCATCATCCGACTTAGGGAGTTTGATTTCTTGTTTAGTTGCTTGGTTAAGTTGTTGCTCTAGTGCACTAACACGATCTTCATATTCTTTTTCTTTTTGCTGTTGGTGTCTACGTAGATCACCATAACGTTTCTTAAAGCTACGTTCTTCAGCATTTGTTGGTTCAGCTTCTTGTGGTTCTTTATCCGCTTCTGCTTTACCTGTGTGTTCAGCTATTAACTGTTCAAGTTCTTCTTCTTCTTTTTGCAAACGCTCTTCGTTTGTGTATTTACGATTTGCGAATGCTACTTTTTTTTGAGGCTGCATTTCTTCAGCCATAACTGTATCTGACATTTAGTCTTCCTTACTGGGGCCACCGTAGCCTTGTTGGAGGGGGATGGGTAGGCCAGTCAAATTGTGGATTATTTCTTTTTCTTTTTACGCCTTGTAAATAATCCACCTTTAGCACCTGCTGCTGCAGATGTGACGTAATCTTGCATTGTTTGTTGTTCTTCTGCTGTACCACCTGTTGTAGTTACTCCCGTAACATTTCCACTTTCATCTTTTTGGACAGAGGTAGTAACGTTTTGTGATGCTTGTTGTGCTGCTGTTGCATTGTCACCTAGACTTGCAAAACTTGGAGGACCATCATCACCGCCACCACCCTGTACAGGCGCAGTAGTAGTAGGTGTAGTAGTAGGCGTACCTGAACCTTGTACAATTGTATCTACATTATCCATAGCTTTTTCAAGATAAGATTTAATAGCTTGGCTTGACGCATCCTCACCAAAACCAGACAATGAGGACATAGCCGTAGCCCTACTTTCATCGTAACTCAAATCCGCTATACTTTTACGAAGATCATCTACGGCAGTTGTGACAGTAGCAGGTGCATTAGCAGCTATTGTAGCTCTAGCTTTATCTTGCATTAAAGAAGTACGTATAGGTAACGTGTCTGGTTCAGTTAACGAGGGTACAGTAGGTTCTTCTGGCATAGCTATATTTGGTGGGTTATCTGTAATATTTTCACGAAACTCCATGTTGCGGTTATAATAATCAACCGCATTGTCTCCGTTGTCTTTGTTTAGCAATTCTCCGCCGTCAAGTTTTATTAAATCGCTTTGTATTTCACGCACACGGGGAAGTTCCGGTGCAGTAGGTCCGTCAGTAGCTTCTAAATCATCCGCACTATACCAAGAACTAATATCATACGTGCCGTCTTCTTTTAATGTAGAACCTGCAATTGCTGCTTCATCTGCAGTTGCTAATGCGTCTGCAAGAGCATCGGGGTCTTGAGCGCCACCCGCAGTTTTATCTACAATATCAATTTTTTTGTCTGTAAGGTCATCTGGTTCATTTGAATCTGAACTTGCATTTACTACTGTATTAACTTTTGCTTTTTTCTTTTCTTCCTCGCCCAAACCAAGTGCATCAGATACCGTATCTATAATTCCACCAACTACTTTAGACAGTATACCTTTACCCTCGTCTGTTGTCAAACGGGTTTTTAACTCACGTAAAGCTTTAACTTGCCCTGCAATGGGGGTCTTTTGCGCTTGAGCTATTTTTTCGTCAAGCATTGCTACAATGTCTCTCTTTTGTTTTTTATTAGCAAGTGCAATAGCTCCACCCATTAAAGGATTA